GGGGTATTTACACACAAATTGGTATTTTTGGTATATAAATCATTAAAAACTAATAATTTATGAAACTATGTCTGATTTACAAATTGCAGTAGAAAACATTATCAATGACTTGCAATCATATAATGATGCAGAGAAATTATTGATTATAAAGACTGTATTTAAGATAGTCAAATCAAAACTATATGCCGACAATCAACCTGGGGCGAAAGAAGAAACGTGACTGGAATGTCAGCAAGCATCAGCAGCAGTCTATATACCAGAATAAACGATGGAAAGAGATCAGGGCGGAAAAGGTTATGAGAAATCCTGTCTGCGAGAGATGTGCGGGCCTTGGTATGACAAGACAGACAGAATGCGTGCACCATATCATTCCCTGGGAGACAGGTATAACGCTGGAAGAGCAGGAAGAATTGGCTTTCGATATTAATAATACAGAATCGCTTTGTCATGGATGTCATGTGATAAGACATAAAGAGTTGAATTATAAACGTAAAATCTGATGGAACACACTTGTAAAAAATGTGGTGAGACTAAACCGATTGAGGAATTTTATAATAGCAGATTTGCAAGTGGCGATTATGAATCATGCAGAACATGTTTAGCAGCGGAACAAGTTGAAATTTATGAAAGAACTAAAAAGGAAGCTAAAAAGAAAACTAAAAAGAAATATAGAAAATTACATCCTGAAGTTGAAAAAAAAAGAGAGAAAAAAAATAGGGAGAAACTTGCTGATAAATATATAAAAAAAATCATTCGACGTTATTTTAATATTAAAGGAGAATTACCATCTGAATTAATCGAAAATTGGAGACAACAAATAAAATTGAAACGTTTAATTAAAACTATGAAAAATGAAAACACTACCAACGGTTAATCAAAAATCGGTCTATGCCGCAGCTGGTTTAACATATGCGGAGATTGAAAATAGTGAAGAAATCACGAATCCTGTAATAAAAGCTACATTAAAGCTAAAGGCATTACAGATACAAACCAGTATTTATGTTGCTGAACTTAAAAGGCGACAAATGGATCAAATTGATTTGCTTAATGATATTAAGACAGATCAGAGAATTATTGAGATTAAGAACTTCGATCAGATTCCGATTGAAGAAAAGGCGAGCAAAGAAATAAATTAATTATATTTGAATCATGAAAAAGTTACTATTATGTCTGATTATTATTATTGGATCTTATTCTTGTAATCAACAATCTATTAAGAAATTAATTAATGATAATCTCAATTCTCGTTATACAAATGTTGAAATTATAAGTATAACTCAAGATTCTTGTCCTGATATGGATGATTTATTTTATCTTTCCTTAAACATAAAATTAGTGGCATCTGAATGTGAATTAAATATTTCAAAGACAATTCTTAGGTATTTTCAAAATGAAATAAACTTTGATAAAACTTCTGAATTATGTCATAAGGAAATTGACAGAATTCATGCTTTAGTAGAAAGTTGGAGAGAAACATATCTTTTAAAATCAGAAAAATGCCTTCTTGTAAAATATAGATATGGAAGTTCAAATGGAGTTAAAACAACTATGGAAGAGTATTATTCTCGCGACAAAAACAAATATAAGGAAGGTTATTATTCATATTTACAGCAAGAATTTGATATACATTATGGATTTAATTTCTATAAAGATGTCGTAAAAATATATGAGGATTTTCTTTTAGAAATCGTGAATGGATAAAGGTTGATAATTATCTGCAAGAAAAAATAAGGTTGGGTCGCACCCAGGCAAAAAGAAGGATGGTCTATCGGGTACACAACTTATTAAACCTCTCCAAATCGGAGGGGTTTTTTTATTAATGTCAATTTAATTGTTGATAAATGTTAATAAATAAGTTGACATTTGTCACTTTATTGTTTACATTTGTGTTTTCAGTGCTGATTTTTTTTGTGGAATAAATATGTTTTTCAATGGTCGAGAAATTAGATCAGTATTGTTCTGATGTTCTCTCCGATAAAATTCCCTCCGGTATACATTTAAAAAATGCGGTTACACGCTACCTGTCTGATCGTCAAAACGGCTGGGTATATGATGAAAAAGCAGTCAATAAGGTAATTAAATTCATTTCCAAACTAAAACATTTCGCTGGGGAACATGCAGGTAAGAGGTTCATCCTTGAACCCTGGCAGGTATTTATCATTGCTAACCTTTTCGGTTTTTACAACAAGGATGGTTCCCGGAGATTCCAGACTGCATACCTTGAAATGGCACGAAAACAGGGCAAAACGGCCCTTGTTGCAGCTTTATCTCTTTACGGGTTGGTAGAAGATGATGAAGCCGCTGCCGAGATATTACTTGCTGCAAACTCGAAAGATCAGGCACGTATAGCTTTTAAGATCGTCAGGGCATTTGCTCATGGGTACGATCCTGATGAGAAAGTGTTAAAGAGATTCCGCAATGATATTGTCATAAATGATGGTCTTGAGGATTGTTTTATAAAGACATTGGCTACCGATTCGGATAAACTTGACGGTTATAACTGTTCCATTGGTATCATTGACGAATATCACTCTGCACCAAATTCCCAGGTCAGGGATGTCATAAGGTCATCGCAGGGGATGCGGGTTAACCCGCTATTAATAACCATTACTACTGCCGGCTTTGATAAGTCTCTTCCCTGCTTTGAACTTCGCACTGTCGCAACCGAGATCGCCGCCGGGGTGAAAAAAGACGAGTCATTCTTTGGTGTGATCTATTCCTTAGATGATAAAGATGATTGGAAGGATCCAAAGACATGGATAAAATCTAATCCTAATCTTAATGTGACTGTCAATTTTGATTTCCTCCAGCGCCAGGTACATCAGGCTATCAACAGTCCGGGTGATGAAGTAGGGGTGAAGACCAAAAATCTTAATATATGGTGCGACTCTGCAACGACATGGATACCGGATGAATATGTGATAAAAGCCTCTAAGAAACTCAATATTGATGATTTTAAAGGCGAAAACTGTTATATAGGGGTCGATCTGGCCTCAAACGTGGACCTTACCGCTGTCTGTTATCTCTTTGTCAGGGATGAGAAATATTATTTTTTTATTGATTACTATATACCTATCGAGACACTCCATGTTCGCAACCTACATGCTGATAAAGAGATGTACCGTGAATGGGTGATACATAAATATCTGAAAACCACTGACGGTAATGTTACTGACTACGATTATATAACCCATGACATACTCGAAATAGAGAAAAAAACCAACATAGTCAAGATTTATTATGATAAATATAACTCTACACAGTGGGCAATTCAATGTACTGAGGAGAAACTACCTATGGAGCCATTTTCCCAAACGATAGGAAATTTTAATGGCTGTACGAAAGAATTTGAAAGGCTCATTTTAAGTGGAAGAGTTGTTTTAGATGAGAATCCAATAACTCGATATTGCCTGCGCAACGTGGAATTACGGCGTGACGCTAATGCTAATATAAAACCTAATAAAGTCAGCGAAAAGAAAAAAATTGACGGTGTGATAGCTGCACTTCAGGCTCTTGCTTCTTATATTATTGAATCTCAAAATATCGGTATAAATATTTATTGATGGAGAATAAACTCAAACGTATATGGAATGTTGTGACAGAGAAACGGACGGTTTCTGTTCAACCTACTACTGCTTTAGGTTTGCCGTATGGTTTTGGAGCCAGTCCTCTAAGTCTCCAGACAGCCATGCAACTTTCGGCCGTCTATCGCTGCGTGGAGGTTATTTCTGATGCTATCGCCTCTCAGACATGGGAATATCTCAAATACAGCGACAAAAAAGGGTGGTACCCTGATCAATTTGATGATATCTGTTATATGTTGAATTATTCTCCCAGTCCTTCAATGTCGAGATATACCCTGATGAAAACACTCATTGCAAAGGTATTACTTGAGGGTGCGGGATATATCCATATCATCCGGAATGGAATTGGTGATCCGGTACAACTTGAACTGATAAGCGAAAATGCTGAATATGCCCAAGTTGGTTCCGGAACCGTTAAGATTTTTAAGCGTCCAGATAGTACATTATTCTATAAAGTCGGCCTTCCGGGTAAAGAGGTGACGATTGACGGAGAGGATATGATCCATATCTTAAACTTTACTTATGACGGTATTGTTGGTGTTTCCACTCTCCGTCATGCTGCGGAATCTATGGGTCTGGCTTATGCTTCAGAGTCTACCGCTAAAGGGTTTTTCCTATCGGGAGCTAATGCAGCTGGTATATTACAGGCTGAAGGCAAGATGACTCCAGAAAAAGCAAAAGCAATCAAGGATAGTTGGGCTGCTGCTTTCAATATAACCAACGGGCAACCGGGAGGCATAGCCGTTATGGAGAAAGGACTTGAATTCACTCCTGTCACTGTCAATCCTAAAGATGCACAGATGCTTGAGACTCGACAGTTTAATGTCGTGGAGATTTGCAGGTTCTTTGGTGTGTCGCCTTCAAAAGTTTTCGATAATGAGAATCTGACTTATTCCAATATAGAGAGTTTTCAACTTGGATTTTTAACAGACACTATCTCCCCCTGGGATGCAAAGATTGAATCTGAGTTTAACCGCAAACTTTTGAGGCCATCGAAGAGATTGAAGACACGTCTTAATCTGAATATTGATGAACTACTCAGGGCTAATCTTGATGCAAGGGCAAATTATGTTTCCAAGATGTTTCAATGCGGGGGTTATACAGTTAATGAAGTTCGCAGGGACTGTGGCAATCCTCTAAGCAGTAATGAAAACGCTGATAAAGCAATGGTGCAAATCAATATGCAGGCGGTAGATAATTTTTTAAGCAAACCGATAGACAAAAAAGTGAAATTGAAAGATGAAATAACAGATAATACCAATACAACATGAGGATATTATTTCTTAACCCTGACAGGGGACATACTTGTAGTTTTTACCGGAGCGGCGGCATAGCAAAAGGACTTCGTAATATGCTCGGTGCAAACTATACTATTGATGTCATGTGCTGGGCTGATGTTTCTACCGACTGGCAAACGATAGGAAATAATGATATCATCATGCTCCAGAGACCTTATCATGCTGCTGCTGTCGATTTCTGCAAGCATATTAAGCAAATGGGTACTAAACTCTGGCTTGATTATGACGATAATCTTTTTTGTGTCTCACCCGAGAACCGGGCATGGCCGATATTTGATGATCCTGCAACAAAAACAAATGTTAAGAATATGATTGGTCTTGCAGATGTTGTCAGTGTGACGAATGAAGATCTGAGACAGTCATATCTGCCAATGAATAAAAATATTGTTGTCATCCCTAATGCTTTTAATGATACTATTTTCAATATCAACAGGACTATCGAGGAGAGGGATAATACCGTTGTTTGGCGTGGTTCTGATACCCATATTTACGATATCATGAATATGGCCCCTGCCATAACGATGTGTGCGAGGGAATTTCCTGAATATGAATTTACATATATCGGGTATAATCCCTGGTTCCTTGAACAGACAAAGAATGTTTGTTTTCTAAGGGCGATGGATGTGGTTGATTATTTTGATAACACATTCAGGTTGAAACCGGCTGTCGTTCATGTACCCCTGCATGATAACCTGTTTAACCGTTGTAAATCCAACATAGCTTTTATTGAGGGTTCATATTGGGGTGCTGTCTGCGTGGTTCCTGAATGGTGGGGACACTTACCTGGTACGGTTACTTATAAAGATAATCAGACATATTATGATGCACTGAGTTCAGTGCTTAAAGGCAAAGTGGATATCAAGGCAATGAATAAACTGGCATGGGATTGGGTAAAAAAACATTTACTACTTTCTGATATTAACAAATTACGTGTAGATATTATACATAAACTTTTAAAAAATTAAGTATGACTACAGTAAAATGGAAGGATAATAAAAAGGAATATGATAGGCAATATCATCTCGAAAACAAAGAAAAACATAATAAAAGTTCTATCGACTATTATAATAATCACAAAGAAAAAGCAATTAAACGTAGTAGAAAACATTATTTAAAAGTTAATTATGGTATAACTACAGAACAATATAACCAGATGTTTGAATTACAAGAAGGTAAATGTTTGATTTGTGGTAAACATCAGTCTGAATTAGATAGACCGTTGTGTGTTGATCACAACCATGAAACAGAAAAGGTCAGAGGTTTAATTTGTAATTTTTGTAATTTGATTTTAGGTTTTGCTAATGATGATATTATTATTTTAGAGAATGCTATTAAATATATTAAAGACTTACTAAGATAATGCATAAGTTTCACGATTCGGCTATCGCTCACCGCTACCTTGACGATCTCAATGGAATAGAGATCGGGGGTTCGGCTCATAATGCTTTTAACCTGCCCCGGTGTATCAATGTGGATTATTCGGGTAGCATGAATACTATATTCAAGAAAGCAGAATATGAGTTATGCGGTGAAAAGATGCCCGTTGATGTCATTGCCGATGGCTGTGAACTGCCATTTACAGATGAACAGTATGATTATGTGATAAGTTCTCATACGATAGAACATATTTTCGATCCTATCAAAGCGATAAAGGAATGGCTAAGAGTTATTAAGCATGGCGGTTATGTCTTTACCATTGCACCACTCAGGGATCAGGTTCCTGGGGAGAACAGGCCGATAACTAAACTGGATGAATTGATAAAACGACATGAAGGACTTCTCAAACCTGAGAATATCAAGATGTTCGACAACCAGCAGGTTTTAGTACAGGATGATGGATTGCCTGTTGAATATGTATCCGAGATATTGGCAAACCATGAGACGGGACATTTCACCGTTTTTGATATCAATCTTTTTGTTGAAATGTGCGAATGGATCGGGGGATGTAAGGTCGTAAAAAGAATGGATAAAGACGATAAAGTTGGTAATGGGTTTTTGGTCATTTTATTAAAAACTTAAAGATATGCCGTGGACTATTGAAGATGTGGACAAACACAAAAAAGGACTCACTGATGAAGAGAAAAAAAAGTGGGTAGAGGTAGCAAATTCTGCTCTTGAAAAATGTATGAAAGACGGAGGCACTGAAGAAACCTGTGCTATATCTGCTATAAAACAGGCTAATGGCGTGACTGAATCTAAAAATCTGGAAATAAAAAAAGAGATAAGAATCATACCTGATGAATTTGCCGAGGTACGAGTTGCGAAAGATTCGAGGACCGTCGAAGGTCGCGGGATAGTATTTAACAGCGAGTCCCGTAATCTTGGAGGGTTCATTGAGAAAATAATGCCGGAAGCTATTATAGGCGTTCTGGAAAAATCGGATGTGCTGGCCGTTTTGAATCATAACCAGGATAAAGGAGTTCTGGCAAGATCAGACCGGGGTGTAGGGTCTATGAGTTTCAGTATTGATAGCAGGGGAGTCAATTACAGATTTGATGCTCCTAATTACGATTTAGGTGAGGAACTTATTGAAGGAATAAAACGGAAAGATATAAAAGCGAGTTCATTCGCTTTCACGGTTGCTGAAGAAAACTGGGATTATAAAAGCGAACCGGCTATAAGGACAATTAGAAAATTTGATATGATCTATGATATGTCTCCATGTTACCGGGAGGCATATGAAGATACAACTATTGCATTAAGAAATCTGGATGAGGTCAGGAAAGCTAATGAGGAAATTGAAACTAAGCAGGTTATAGCAGAAACTATAACCCCGCCGATAGTGAAACCCGTTAGCAGGAAAGATCGATATCTGGATTTAGGAAATTTTGATTATAAACAATTTAAAAAATAATAAAATGCCAACAATTTTGGAACTTAAAGATCAGAAAGCAAATCTTTTGCTTGATAATCAAAGACTCTTTGATCTCGCAGACAAAGAGGAAAGACTATTAACGGACATAGAAAAAATGACTATTCAGAGGAATACTGAAAAGGCAGAACAATATGACCTTAAAATTAAATCTGAGGCTCGTAAAGCTGAACCTTTAGATACTTCTGTAAATATCCTTATTCGACAGGGGAAACCCAAATCTGAGTTTTCTCTGATAAAAACTATTAATAGACATCTCAACCATAAAGCTCCTACAGATGAGACAAGGGCAATAATGGATGAAGCGGTTAAGGAATTTGTCAAGGGACAGGTTTCTTATACAGGGGATATTCTGATCCCTGTGGAAACCCGTACTGATATAACTGCTGGTACTGCCGATCACGGTGCTGAGATAGTGGAAGAAATTAAAAAGACTATCCTGCCTCCACTTACCGATAAGTTGATTCTTACACAGGCAGGCGCAACTTTCCTGACGGGACTTGTCGGTAACGTGAGCATTCCTTCTTATGCGGGTACGACTGCTACGTGGTACACTGAAGTAGCTCCCGTTACAGAAAGTGCCGGGGCTTTATCTGAAGTCAATTTCTCACCGAAGAGACTTTCGGCTGTCGTTGATGTATCTAAGTTATTTCTTGCACAGGATAGTATCGGGGCTGAACGTTTGCTCTTGGATAACATTGCCACTGCCGTTGCACTTAAACTGGAATCCACAATACTTGGTAAATCTCCCGGTGTTGCAACAACCCAGCCTTATGGTATGGGATTTGGTATCACTACCGGTGCGGGTGCTGCCGTTGCAGTCCCGACTTATGCCAGCGTGGTAGCTATGGAGACTGCTGTCGATGTAACAAATGCACTTGCAGGCAACCTGAAGTATATAACCAACTCTTATGGTCGTGGCATCCTGAAAAACATTATGCAGGGTCCTTCCGGTGTTGGTCGTTATCTCCTGGAGGATGGCAATATGAATGGTTATCCTGTACTTGTTACTAATTCCGCATCACATACCTGCGGGTTAGGTTCTTCAGGTAACTTACTGGTATTCGGTAACTGGGCTGACCTCTGTATTACTCAGTGGGGAGGTTATGATATTACCGTTGATCCTTATACTGTCGCTTTTGAAGGACAGGTACGTATAGTCATCAATGCTTATTTTGATGCTAAAGGCCTTCGTGGTACTGTGGTATCAGGATCGGGTTTTGATGACTATCAGATCTCATTTGCTAAAGCAGCAATTATCTAAACCTAACAATGGTCGGGGAGGAGACTCCCCTTCCATTTTAAAAATTAAAGTCATGGACACAAAAGATAAATTGATTGAAGTGCTGAAAGAATTTATTGAATCTCTCATAAAGGAATATGCAATGTTTAATCATGTTCACGGTCTTGTCCCCTCAAAGGAAATATTAGATACCCGGGAACAGTATAAAGAAAAAATTGATTCCCTGGAGAAACAGATTAAAGCAGAGAAGAAAACTAAAAAATAAACTATGGGTGCTTATATAACATTGGCAGAGGCAAAGCGTCACTTAAATGAAGATCGCAAAATTAATGATTTATATATTGATTATCTAATAGACCTTGTTGAGGAATTAGTATTAACAGAAATACAGGGGTCAGTTAACGGTGAGGGTACAGTAACAACTGCAGGAACTACTGCATTAGTAGGATTACTTACCAATTTTGATGATTATATTATTGGTGACACTATAAAAGTTGATGGTGAAACACTTCGCACCATTGCAACAATAACGGATGAGACTCATTTGACTGTGACTGTTGCTTTTACAACTTCTGTACCAGAGAAAACATATATTATGCACCCCGGCATACCATCACCAATACCAGTGGGATTAAAACATGATATGTTTTTACTATTAGCACATTTTTATAATAATAGGGAAGCTACTTTGATTGGTGTTAATATTATTGAACTTCCTATTGGACATAAATATTTGTATTTACCACATAAGAATTGGACGATAGTATGAGAGCAGGAAGTTTATATTATAAGGTTAAATTTTATGCTAAAGTGAAAACAAGGGATTCTTATGGAGCTTCGGTTGATACCTGGCCTGATATTACTATTTCAACAAGAGGTGAACTCAGGAATGTCGGGGGAAATTATTCTGTATCCAACGAAGAGAAATTCTATGCCAAGTCAAAAGAACTTACTGTGAGATACCGGGCGGATATTGTCGAGACGATGCGGGTACAGATAGATGATACCAATGAGAGATTTTCAATAAATTATATAGAGACACTCGGACGCAATGAAGGACTCAGGTTAACACTTGAAAAAATAAACGACTGAAATGGAAGATGTTTATAATGTTGAATGGGATGAGAAGTACCTCATAGTTACCAAAGGCGACACTATCGATTTAAGTTTCTCCGTTGCTGTCAGTGGTGTGGCATATGATATGACAGGTATGCAGATCGATATGAGGATAAACGATAAAGACGGTACAACATTAAAAAGTTTATCCACATCCGGAACATCCGGTTTCCCGGCAGAGATAACAATATCAACAACAACATTCAATGTTACGACTGCCGGATTATCTAAGGTAGGACTTTATCTTTTTGATGCCCAGATAAAAGACGGTACAGATATTATAACTTTTCTCAAAGGCAATATTAACGTAATGGAAGAAACAACATTGGTAGTATAATGGAAGTAACTATTGACACATCGCAGATAAAAGTACTTCAAAATTTCTTTGATGATCTCTCAACCATTGATCAGAGAAAGATATTCATGTCCTCATTCCGCAAGGCAGCAAAACCATTAGTTGATAAAGCAAAAGCCGATGCACCTTTTAAGACAGGTCAGTTGATGCGTTCCATTGGTACAATAGAACTACCTCAGGAGATAGCAATTCTTGTCGGTGCAAAACTTACCGGCGGAGGGAAAAAATCAGGTTGGTATGGACATATTCTTGAGGTAGGTTCATATAAAGTAGGGGAGAGGTTCAGGAGACCTCGACATAAGGTAAAAAAAGGATTTTATAAAGGTGAATATCGTGGTTTTTCCCTCGCTGGGAATAAATATTATGATTATAAAATAGGTCAAGGAGCAACCGGAATTCTTAAAGGCACGCATTTTTTTGAGAATGCTTACAATATAGTACAAGATAAAATGTATGATTCCATGACTCAGGAATGGTATGACGCTATTGACAGGCTTATTATAAAAACAAATAAAAAATTGAAGAAATGACTGGCATAACAATTAAATTATTATTAGTTGCAAATGATGCGCTTATGGTATTAGTACCCGAAACATCGGTGTTCCCATATGTCGCCAATGAAGATACACCATTGCCATTTATCGTTTATACTAATATCAAAGGCTTGCCGGATTATGATAAGAACGGGTTGGTGGGAGATGAATTTACTTTTGATATCTATTCACTGCATAATGATTATGCAAAACTTCAGGCAGTCATTGTACAGGTAAGGGCGGCATTGGAATTAAAAACAGCGACAAATACCCAGCGCATACTCTTAACAGAATATTCTGAAACAGGCGATGGCAATATTTGGATTAGTAAACAGAGTTTTTCAACATATCAGTATTAACAATTTAAATTAAACGAGATGGGTTATCCAATTATCAACGGAACGGACTTATTTGTTTTCATGTATACAAATGACACACCGTTATCAGCAACACCTCTTGCCCATGCAACCAGCCACACACTGAGTTTTAAGATGGCAACCCGTGATACCTCTAACAAGGATTCCGGGATATGGCTTACAAAAGCTTCAGGGCGTATGGATGTATCGGCAACAGCTGAGGGTTTATGTGCTTATGGTTCTTTCGAGGACTTGGCTTTAAAGATGGGAGCGCAAACTCCCCTTGCCCTTTATTTCGGGCGGAAAGTTGCAACGACTGACAAGTTTGCAACTTCAGGGACTTATGCAAGTGGCATTTTCTATATCACTTCATGGGATCAGACCGGAGGTCAGGAAGCCAATGCGACTTATAACTGCAACTTTGAACATTGTTCAGGTTTTGCTTTTGTATCAGGTGCAGCAGTATGAACATAGGTGTAAGGAAAATAAAAATAGGAAATAATGAATTTCCTGTTTTCTGGTCAACGAGGGCTTCGATAGAGTTTAAGAACCTGTCAGGGCATAATTTACCAGACCTGGAAGATACACAAGACCGGGTACAGTTTTTCTATTGTATTGCAAAAGCCGGGACTATCTTTTCAGGTCAGGAGTTTAAATATTCCTTCGATGAGTTTTTAAATGTTATAGACCCTTATTATCTGGAGACAATCACCGTCCTCTCTGAATTTATGGTTTCTTTCATGGAACCGGGAGGTGAGGGAAAAAAGCGGAAACCGAAGAGTTTAAAATAGAAGAACTTTATGGTTACTGCGTAGGGGTGATTGGTATTGATCCGTTTTATTTCCTTGACCGGATGAGTATGGATGAGATAAAGGCTATAATGAAAGCAAAGAATGAATCTGATAGGAATCTATGGGAACAGACCAGGTTAATTTGTTTTTATAATGTAGTTGCTATGAATGGGACAAGAACATTTAAACAACCTTCAGATTTATTCCCTTTTGCATGGGATGAAGAAAATAAACTTGTTGCAAAAGAACTTACAAGGGAAGAATTTTTTGATTCTGCAAAAAAAATAATAAATGGCAAGTAGTCGTAGGGGCATAAGCGTCGGCGTCGAGATCGACGGAACGGCGAAAGGATTTAAATCTGCTGCTGAGGCTGCTGCAAAAGATACAGCGGAACTGAATCGTAAAGCCAGGCAACATTCAAGGGAGATAGAACAATCCTTTAAAATGGTAACTATTGCCATTGCCAAGATTGCTGCCGGGATTGTTGTCGCCAAAAAAGCCTTTGAAGTTTATTCTGATGTGATGAAGAGCACTCATGCAACTGCTGATAAACTTGAGATACAGATTTCACAGGTTAAATTCTCAGTGGATGCAGTCAAAAGAGCCGTGGCAACAGGAAACTTTAAGGATTTCGGCAAGCAATTAAAAGAGGCGGCCGATGCAGGAAAATATCTGGCAGAAAAACTCGATCAACTTGCAATGTCCTCTCTTAGCCTGATACTCCAGACTTCAGGTGCGGAACTTAAGATGGTACAACTTGAGTTGGTTTACAAAAATAAAGCCAATCCCTGGCAGGTAAGAATAGATGCTATAAAAGAATATTTAGGGTTAATTAAGAAACTTGAGGTAAAACAACTAAAACAAACAAAGTTGGAACTATCTGCTGCTTTAGGTGCGAGTAGCATACAGGCTTCAAAAATATCTGAAGAGAGGTTAAGATTCTTAATAGAGAGTGCTGATGCGATTAATGATAATGAGTCTGCTATTAAGAAATATGCCGCTGCACAAAAAGAACTAAATATACAATTATCACTACCATTGATAGCTACCGGTTTTGAATTGCCCACTCCTGGTTTTGATTTTTCACGATCTCCACAGAGAATAGCAGAATTGAAAACTCAAATGATGAGTGCGAGTGGGATCATCAAAAACTTCGGTAGGGATTATGATGCTTTCATGCTTATAACCGATAAAGATTTAAAAGCAGTCACTGAGGCTTTTGCCAATTTTGACAGGGTACAGAGAACAGCGGGAGAAAATGCCTTAAAACCATCCCGGACACTGAACTCTCTTCTTGGTGAAGAAACAAAACTTGTAAAGGACTTGGCGGATGATGCACTCAGGGATCTTGATAAAGCATGGAAAGATATTGATGAACGTGCCATACTCCATGCAAATGCCGTGCAGATGATTGCAAATGCTACACGTAAACCTTTGACACTTCAGGATGTCGTGGCAGGTAGTACTTATGTCCCTCAAGTTAAATATATTAATGAAAATTTAGAGAGAACTCAGAAACTTGTCGGTGAGTTACAACATGCTTTTGAAGGATTCTTTCAAAACATGGGAGAGGGATTTGATAACATGGCTAAAGCTTTTATTGCTGCTATTGAACAGATGGTAGCAGAGATGATGGCGAGGGCAGCGATATTTTTAATTTTATCTGCAATAACTGGAGGAGGGAAGGGAGTTGGTGTATTATCGGAGGCATTTAAATCTATGGGAGGCAAAGGAGGACTTGGTAAATATATATTAAGCGGGAATCCGAGTGCTTCCATTGGCGGTTCAAAAGGAGTTATGGGACAATCAATGCAAATTTTTGGAAGTACAAGAACAGACGGCAAGGATATCTATACTGTATGGAATAATCGTAGTAATATACTTTATGGCAATACATAATGGCATTTGACACGAAATATTATTGTGAATGGAAAGACATTCATAACCTTACCTGGAGGGCAGATATCGAGAAAGACGGATCGTTCACTGCTACTTCCATGCAGGCTACGGGTAATCCCTTGACTATTGAATATCTTTCTTCTACCGACGATATACATCAGGATCCTGTTAAGGGTTCAATGGCAAATCTTAATATCTATGCAGATAATAATTTTCAGTGGTCTGAATTCTATGCCGTACAGGACAGGGAATACCGGATGTCAATATATTACAATGACGGCAGTGATCATCTCTATTGGCGTGGTTTTATCATTTCTGATAATTATTCCGAACCGTATAACGGTGTGAGTTACCCGACAACTATCTCTGCATCATGTGGACTTGGGGCATTAAAAAACTATCTATATAAGTACAAAACAACCATTGAAGATGATACTTATTATAATGGCAGGAGGTTAGAATCACAAGTAATACTCGACATTTTAGGCAAGTTAGGGATAACAACATTCACCGAGTTTATCAATATCTATGAAAACAGCATGGTATCGACTGTTAATGATTCACCGATGGATCAGATAAAAATTGATGTTGATGTATTCAAAGATATGTATTGTTATGAGGTGCTTTCGGAGATTCTTAATAAATATGGCGCATGTATAAGGAGTATTGCAGGCATGATGACTATTTACCGTCCAACTGACTTAAACCAGATAACAATCTATGGCAGGATATTTTCAACAACACTACCAAAAACATCAACAACCAATACACCGGCACAATTCATTAACCGCACTCAAAATACTTCTGATATCCGGGATACTGAAGGCGGGACGCTGATGCCTAAATCTCCTGCAAAAAAAGTGACATTAAACCAGGATTATGGATATAAAGATTCGTGGATTGATAACTGGCAACCAAAATTAAATAGTTTCACTTTATCCGGAGGTTATTATGATCTTGCAAATTGGACAAAAGCAGCTGGATGTAATGTTGATGTAATGAATTTTGCCGGGGAATCCGGTGATGGTATGTTTATTGGTACACATAATATTTCTCCTTCATTAACATATTATATGTATCAGGATTTTGGTGTTTATGCAATTACATCTGCAGATATATTTAATATTGAATTGGAATATTTATTCTATAATGCTTCAACTTTAGAAACAGGAGTTCATTTCTATGTTGAGATTTCTAATGGTGCTAATTATTTACATATTCTTGATGAAGATTATTGTCACTGGCAGTCAGGTGCTGCTTATATTGATCTGGTTGCTGATGCACCTATGGGCAGTACCGGATGGATGTCTTTCAGTCGTAGGATAACTGGTATACCTGCTGATGGTACATACAGGATTAAAGTATTTGGATTATGGAGTACCATACCAAATGTTTATCCCGCGATAAAAAATATTAAATTTTATAATACCTCCGATGAGATTGTTACCAAATTTACCCGACGCAAATTTAAAATCTTTGGTTTCATTTCAGGATATTATCGTAAATTAAAGGCTTATACAGAATTACAGGATAACCCGGAGATAGTTCAAAAACAATATATCGGAACCAATGCAATAAATGGCAATGAGATTGAATATGCTTTGATTCTCGGTGATGTTACCGATGCGAATATTGATAATATTCTTGAACAGTTTGCAGGGTCATTAGGTACATATATTACGACACTTTTGCATAGGGTTGATGAGGTAACTCTTATATCTGATACAGGTGCAGGAGAGGCGGAAATAACTTGTAATGGGATAACTAAAACGGCAATATGGAATACATCTTTGACACAGACGGCACTTGATTTTATATCATATCATGGGAGTGAGTTTACCGGGATAACAGTCGCAACAGGAGGAGCGGAAATAATAAGATTTACTCACAATACAGCAGGCGCAACACTGACAACATCCATTGTTAATACAATTTGGGATCTTGAAGGATCAATAGCAAATACACAACCAGACTTATCATCAACTGTATTTACTTATTCGACGACATGGAGTACACGTTCACCCGGGGGAGAGGCAGACCCTTTACTTGAGATAATTGCAACTGATATTACATTACAGATGAGCAGACCGAGGCAATACATACAACAACTACCTGTCATTGAGGGTAAAACAAACATACTGCCTCATATTAACCTGTTAGGTAACTTCCAGGATGAATTGAATATTGATGATAGCGACTTTCTTATTAAAACAGTGGCAGGATGGACTAAGGTATATTGTACACTTGTATTGACAGCAGGTTATGCAAGACTTACAACAACGGCAAATAATGCTCTTATATATAAGACAGTATCTTTTCATGGAGGCACTCATTCAATCCTGAGCATCAAATATAAATGGATCAGTGGCACTGCCTGCCAGGGATGGATATATTATTCCACATCAGGACACGGTACGTCGGGAAGTCATTATAAAGAACTGCCAATATTTAATATTGACGGGGCATGGCATACTTTATTACTGGATATGTCTGCACTCACATTAGGCGGGACTGACTGGATTGATAACATAATTACTCAAGTAGTGATACAGTTAAATAATACAGCTGAGAAAATTATTGATATTGACTGGATAGGCTTCGACAGGAGGTTTGTATTCAACACAGGAGTTTTTAATGCAAGAGACAGGCAATGGAACATGGATTTAATTGAGATATTATGAAATTTACCATAACACATACTAACCCGAAAAAGTTTACAGTAACAAATATTGTAGATGATTGGGTACAGGCATCTATTGATCTAATTAACAGAATGACATTAAAACCGCCTTATGCTTTGAGATTGTTTATAAAAGAACAAATTAAGGCATGGATATTAGATGGTACTTGGGCAGAAAATGATTGTATTTATCAATTAAATTTACATACAGAACAGGCATCCTGTTTAAACTGGAAAGGTGATTTTTTTAATATAACACCAGTAGGTTCACCAGTATGGACTTACGGTGTGGGTTATACTATTGCAAATAATAAATATCTTAGGACAGGTTTCATTCCTTCTGTCCACGGGATTAATTATATTTTAAATTCTGCAAGTTTAGCTTTGGGTGTGGCAAACGAAATTGCAGTTAGTGCGTCTGATATGGGCGCATCTGATACTGATAATAAAATATCCGGTTTGGCATGTTTAGGGTGGGGTTCTGCATATATAGCAATTAATCAGGGAAGCAGACAGCCAATTGCGAACGCAACATCATTGGGATATTATCATGTAATGAGAAGTGCGAGTAATTTAACAACTCTTTATAAAGATGGTATTTCAATTGGAACAAAAACAACGGTTTCAACAGCATTGACGGATCAGGAAATAACAATAGGTAGTGAAGGAATAGGAGGAACAAATGCTGTAGGAAGAATTTATAATTGCGCAAAGATAGGTGGAGTTTATAATCCAGCAACAGATCAGGTAATAACAAAAGACTTTAACGATAATGTTGCGAGTAAATTTACATATTGGGATACAAGACCAATAAATGAATATTCAAATTCAGATCCTGCAACTCAGGTAATGTTAACATTAATAACTCCTGACGGATTTGGAGAGACAATTCAACCTCAGGTTGTAAATTGTGGTGCACCCTGGAATGGTTATCAATATTGGCTTGTAGATACTCCTTATCATGCCTCAGATGATTCTTATGAAAAAATTTGTGTTTGGGCATCAACCGACGGATTGAATTTTGTTGTTCCAACAGGCGGTGCTAATCCTCTTATTAATATTGCTCCTTATGCAGACCCTGACATATATTTTGATAATAATATAATGTATATTGTCTTTGTTGATTCAACCGGAGGCGTTGATGATGGTTGTTTAAAGATGATCCATTCACATGATGGTATTACATGGTCTGCTTCTGTAATTGTCGCAAGTCCTGTCACTGGCGACACTAAGATGACCTCACCTTCAATGATAAAAATAGGTTCAATTTATTATATTTATTATATCACAGAAAACTATACAAGTACAAATGTCCGGAGAAGATCGTGTGCAACAATAGATGGTACATACACTTCTTATGAGGTTATTGATATGCCTGTTTATGGTGGATTGGATATTAATATATGGTATCACTGTGATGTAGTAAAATTTGGTGATTATTTTTGGCTTATATCGTCAGTTAAATATGGGGGTGCTGATCAACTAACAAAATGTTGGGCAGGAAGATCATTGGATGGAGTTACTTTTATAAGAAATACAGACTTAAACCCAACGGTTACAAGTCAAACAGGAAATATTTACCGCCCGACAATGATGTATATAGGA